CGAGAATTGAAGACATGATTGGCCGCTGCTACAAGGGCAAGGGCACTCTGAGCATCAAGCCAGGAGAGCGCAACGTAGAAATCAGTTGCGACTACCCCAACACCACCGTAGGCAACGACACTCTGGAGCAGATTCGCCTGGGCAACGTCTTCGGTATGTCGTTCGCCTTCCGCGACGACTGGGAAGACACCGAGAATGGCGTAAGCTACGAGCGTACTAACGAAACCATCGACGGCAAGGAAGTATGGCTCCGTCATGTAAAGCGCATCGTGGAACTCTACGACGTGGCCAACGTCACCCACCCAGCCTACGAACAGACAGACGTGGCGACCCGTGAGCAGTCCGAGGCTATCAATAAGGCCATCGACGAACAGTTGAAGCGCGAGTGTGGCGACGACGAAGCCAAGAAGAAAGCTGAGGAAGAAGCCAAAGCCGAAGAGGAGCGCAAAGCAGCCGAGGAAGCCGCCAAGCGTGAAGCCGAGGCAAAGGCCAAGGAGGAGCAGGAAGCCCGCGAACTGGAAGAGCAGGAGCAGCGTTTCCGCGAGCAGCAGGCTATGCGTCTGCACTACCAAGCCCGTCGCATCAACGACGAGATACTGGAATCACTTAATTATTAACCCTTATAAAAACGTTTTTAGACATGGCAAAAATGACTAAAGAACAGATTCAGGAGCGTCAGATGGCGATCATGAATCGCATGAGCGAGATGGAAGAGAAGTCTCGTGAGGCAAACAATGGCAACATCCTCTTCACCGAGGCTGAGAGTGCCGAGTATCGTTCACTCGTTGACGAGTCCGCAGGACTGTCAGCACGTCTGCGCAACATGGTATCTGGCAAGGAAGCCGAGATGCTGAAGGAGCGCGAGGACCTGGGCGCAAAGCTCCGCGAGCGCATCAAGGAGTGCTCACAGAAACGTGAGAACGCCACCACCGTACTGGCTAACAAGGTGACTGGCGATGCTGGTGGCGACAACAACACCTATGCCAACCTCGAAGCAGGTGGCTTGATCCCCGTGACCATCAAGGAAATCATCGACACCAAGGTTGCAGGCATAGAACTGCCCGACGACCTGAAGTTGGTGATGGGTGTGACCGGCACCGAGATTATCCCCTACAGCACCAACGACGTGGTGTTCTCTGTCGAGGGTGAGGTGACCAAGGTAGGCGAGCAGGCTCTGAACTTCGCCAACATCAAGGCTCTGCCGCAGCGCATCGCTGCCAGCGTTCCCGTCAGCTTCCGTGCTATCGACAACGCTGCCTTCGACATCATCGCCTTCATCACCTACAAGTTCCAGAAGGGCTGGGCTATCTTCCGTGCTCTCCACGTCTATGCACACGGTGAGTATCAGCCCGTTCAGGGTCCATTCGCCAAGGTGGATGTTGTAGAGCTGACCAACGACGAGAATCTACCTAAGAATCTCGCTAAGGAGGCTGCCAAGATGTACGACCTCGGCTTCGAGGGCGACCCCGTGTTCATCATGGACAAGGTGACTGAGGTAGACCTGAAGTTCAAGGCCCTCATTCCTGGTTCTACTGGTGAGCGTACTGCCATCGAGGACGGCCTGTGCTTGGGCTACAAGTACGTCGTATCTCCTTACATCGACTACGCTATCGCCAGCAACGGCACTGCCACCAAGGACGGCCAGTACCGCTACATCGGTATCGGTCACTTCGGCTATCTGGCAGAGCAGCAGCACGGCGAGTTCCGCTTCAACATCGACGGCACCAGCCAGGCCAACTTCGACCGTGGCACGGTTGCTATCGGCATGACCACCGACTACTCGCTGACCGAGCTCTCCGGCAAGGTGAACAACGGCAACGGCACTCCACAGGCCTTCAAGCTCATCAAGCTCATCGAGCCCGCATCTTCTAACGAGATCGGCGGCTAATCACTCTCTATCCAAGTAACAGGTTTCATAGTCCCTGATACCGGCGGGCACTCCGATGCACCAGCAACAGGTTGTTGCCCGCTGGTTTTTATTAACAGGGTATCAAGCGGTTCGCCCGCTTGAACATCAAAACATAATGCAATGAAGCAACTCGACGAAATCATCTACGACGCTATACGCTCAGACGCAAGCCTCATGGCAGCTATCGGTGGCCATGTGGTCAGCACGTGCTTTGAAGTACCGCCAACGGAGGACGACAACACACCGTTGCCGAATATCATCATCACCGACGACGGTTTCCAGAACAACGTGACAACCAAGGACTGCGTATGGGAAGGTGCCGAAGACCAGGTGCAAGTGACCGTTGACATTGCCGCCAAAAGCCCCGACGAGGTGAAGCTGCTTGTGCGCCGTGTGCGTCGCTGCATTGAGCAATATATGGGCAGGCTATACAGCCAGGGCGCAGAGACACCCATGCTCGTATCGTTGCAGTCTGACGGCATTGCATGGGACTGGATGAAGCCGTGCTACTACAGTCACCTTATTTATCAGTGTATAACCACAACAGATATTTGACATGAGCAAGAACGCAACTGAAGAACAGCAACAGCAACAGCCAACAACGACAGCTAAAAGCGGTTCGCCCGCTTTTGTCGACGAGCTGCTGAAGAACGGAACCGCCATACTGACCGCCAAGACGCGCGACGAGCTGGCCGAAATGGTCAACAAAATCCCCGCCGACGTGCACTATGGAGCAGGAGCCGTAGGATTTAACCCAGAGACAGGAGCATTCACGCTCCGCGTCGATATTGTAAACAATTAAAAAGTTACGCATTATGATATTAAAAGGTCAGAACTTCAGATTACTCATTCAGAACCGCAACCAGCTACGTTGTGTAGGAATGGCGACGAATTGCACCGTGACGCTGACTAACAACACGGAGCAGGCTGAGACTAAAGACGACGTGGGTATGGCTGCAAAGCCTACTATGGTCAGCCAGTCATGGCAGGTGCAAGTAGACTCACTCGAAATGGTAGGCATATCAGTACTCCTCAGCAACATGCAGAGGAACATCCCGTATGTGCTCGTTTGGGACGAGACATCACCCAGCAACAACCAGGACATAGTGGGTGCTGCATTCGCTCGAACAGGCGAGGCCTATATGAGCGACGCAACTTTCCAGTTTGACGACCGCACCAACAGCGCGAAGAACCTTACGTTCGTCGGCACGGGGCCGCTGAGCAAAGTGGAGGCAGGAGCCACGTCAACGCCAATGGACCCAGCGGGCTACACCAAGGGTCAGTTCGTGCGCCTCTTCCTTGGCAGCGACAACTCTGCCGAGCCTGCAAAAGTCATCGCAGCAGCCCGCACGCTGGCGTTGCACGTCAGCCTTTCGCTTGAAAACAGCACGACGAAGGACACGCCGGGAAGCTGGCAGGTACAGGAACCGACAGGACTGTCATACGACATCACAACAAGTGCACTGGTACGCGGTGCGGACACTATCACCAGCAGCGTAGACGGGCAGGACCTTGCATCCATCGAAGAAATCTACGAGGCAGGAACCCCAGTCAAGTGGAAGATAGCCAACGTCACTGGCGACAACCAGCGCACGCCATCGAGCACTATTGTCAGCGGCAGCTGTCTGATTACTCAGCTCTCAATCCAGGCACAGTCCCGTCAGAGTGTGTCCTATCAGGCAACACTGACAGGCAACGGAGACTACTCAACCAACTCCTGACACTATACACGCCTGCCGCTGTCCTGTTCTTTTCAAGCCAGGCAGTTGGCGGGCGTTCTTCTACCTACGGCAGTCAGCGCACTGACCGTCTGACCATTACCACCCCCGACGATTCTCCGTCGGTTGTCATCCACCATTCCCGACGTTTCCCCGTCGATTATCATCCACCATCCCAGACGCTTCCCCGTCGGGCTAAAAAAAGGACTATGATCACAAAAGAAATTACCATTTGCGGCAAGGTCGTTACCCTTGCCTACTGCTACGCCACCGAAATCGCGTACAAAGACCTCTGTGATGAAAACATCGCCGACTACATCAAAGATGCCGTCGCTTGCATCCAGAAGGAAACAGACCCAGACGTCAAGCACACCATCTACGCAATCCTCGCCTGCATGCTCGCCTACTACCAGAGCCGTAACGAAGAAGCCCCCCTCACTGACACCGAACTGATGAACGAAGCAAAACCAGCAGAGCTCGGCACCGCCATCTTCACCATCATCGGCCTCCGCATGGACTTCTACCACGTCCCTAAAGGCGAACCAAAGGACACCACCACTACCGACGCATCTCCGTCGGGCACGGAGGACAAGGGAAAAAACTAACCACCGCCCACGACATCTACCAGCTCGTCGTGGGCGAGATAGGCATCCCTCGGCGTGAGTTCCTATATGACATCCGATTCTGGGAAGTACGCCGCATCATTCGCGGCTACCGCAAGCGTAACAGACTAACCCACCAGCTACTGGCGGAGATAGTATATACCACAACGTACACCATGCGCGACCCGCAAGGAAAGAGACCAGCAGATATGTTTCCAGAAATATTCTCGGATGAAAACGAAGACAGCACAGGCGGTATATCCGAGGAAGACCAGCACGAGATGCTGGCACTCATCGACGCGGAGAATGCGAGACTGACACAAAGCAGCGAGGAATAGTCCCCGCTGCTTTTCTATACATCCATACTGTCGCCCACCATGTTAAAATCATCCTGAACGTCCTTGGCTATCACCTTCGCATAGCGCATAGTCTGGTCAATCTTCTTGTGACCGAGCATCCGCATCACGTTCTGAACCTTTGCACCCTTGCTCAGCATGTATGTCGCAAACGTGTGGCGAGCCAGGTGCGAGTGCAAACCGTCAATGCCGATAACAGCACCGAATGTCTTCAGCAAGCAGTTGTATTTTTGATTCGGCATCTTGGGCACCTGCCAACCGTGACGCTCCAGCACATCAACCACAGGCGGCAGCAGCACACCGACGAACGGCACGCCGGTCTTCACCCTCTCGCCTCTGTAGACAAACCGCTTCGTCT